ATGAACAAATGGAGCAAATCGTTGGATTGGATACAACTATTGACTGGAAAAATACAGGAGACAACTCCTATGATGGAGAAAAGCTTGCATTACTTGTACATGATGAAGCTGGCAAATGGGAAAAACCAGAAAATATATTAAACAACTGGCGAGTTACAAAAACAACATTAAGATTAGGTAGTAAGATTATAGGTAAGTGTATGATGGGATCAACATCAAATGCTTTAGATAAAGGAGGGAGAAACTACAAAAAAATATATGATGACTCAAATGTTACCAAAAGAAACCGCAATGGACAGACTCGCTCAGGATTATATAGCTTGTTCATACCTATGGAATGGAACTACGAAGGATACCTTGATGCTTATGGATACCCTGTCTTTGACACTCCACAGTCCACAACTAAAGGAATCGATGGTCAAGAGATTGAGATCGGTGTCATTGAGCATTGGGAGAATGAAGTAGATGGTCTTAAGGATGACCCTGATGCACTTAACGAATTATATAGACAATTTCCACGTACAGAGAAACACGCTTTCAGAGATGAGACAAAACAATCTTTGTTTAATCTTACAAAAATATACGAACAGATAGATCATAATGAAGATCTAAAGCATACAACTGGAGTTACTCAAGGTAATTTTCAATGGAAGGATGGTGTAAAAGATACAAGTGTAATGTTTGTACCTAGCAAGCAAGGAAGATTTTTTGTCACTTGGGTTCCAGGTGTTGATCACCAAAACAAAGTTATTATTAAGAATGGTTCTAAATACCCAGGCAATGATCACATGGGAGCTTTTGGTTGTGACAGTTATGATATATCAGGAACAGTTGATGGAAGAGGTTCTAAAGGATCACTTCATGGTTTAACTAAGTTTACAATGGATAATGCACCTGCAAATCTAATGTTTTTAGAATACATATCAAGACCTCCAACTGCAGAAATCTTCTTCGAAGATGTATTAATGGCTTGTGTATTTTATGGGATGCCTATACTTGCGGAAAATAACAAACCAAGATTATTATATCATTTTAAAAGAAGAGGCTATAGAGCTTACTCTATGAATAGACCTGATAAAACAATGCATAAACTATCTGTTACTGAAAAAGAAATAGGTGGTATACCAAATTCTAGTGAAGATATAAAACAAGCTCATGCTGCTGCAATTGAAGCTTACATTGAAAACTTTGTAGGTTATAACAATGAACAGTATGGAACTATGTTTTTCCAAAGAACATTAGAAGACTGGGCAGCTTTTGATATAAACAACAGAACAAAGCATGATGCTTCAATTAGTTCAGGACTAGCAATCATGGCTTGCAATAAGAATAAATACAGACCTGTAGCTGATATAAAAAAAGAAAAGCTTAATTTAAATTTTTCTAAATATGATCAAACAGGATATGAATCTAAAATAATTAATAGATGATCAATACGAGTACTAATAGTTCTTTCCCTAGTCAGGTGGTACCTGAAGCAGAAAAGAGAAGTTTAGAATATGGATTGCAAGTTGGGCAAGCTATTGAATATGAATGGTTTAGAGGTGGCCGACTGAATGCAAGTAGATGGTCAACGAGCTATCAAAATTATCATAAATTAAGATTATATGCAAGAGGAGAACAATCTGTAGAAAAATATAAAAATGAGTTATCTATAAATGGTGATTTATCTTATTTAAATTTAGACTGGAAGCCAGTACCTGTTATCCCTAAGTTTGTAGATATTGTTGTTAACGGTATATCTTCAAAGAATTACGATATAAAAGCTTACGCTCAAGATCCTTTTTCACAAAAAATTAGAACTCAATATGCTGATAGTATAATGAGAGATATGCTAGGAAAACCTTTAATTGATAACATACAACAATCATTAGGTGTTACCTTATATAATAGTACAGATCCAGCAAATCTTCCACAAAATAAAGAAGAACTAGAGGTTCACATGCAGTTAGACTACAAGCAGTCTGTAGAAATTGCAGAAGAAGAGGTTATAAACAATATACTAGATTTTAATAAATATAGCTTAACAAACAAAAGAATAACAGAGGATATAGTAACTATAGGTATTGGAGCTGTAAAAACATCTTTCAATAGATCAGAAGGAGTTACAATTGATTACGTAGATCCTGCTAACATTGTTTATTCATACACTAATGATCCTAACTTTAAAGATTGTTATTATGTAGGTGAAGTAAAGTCTATAACTTTAGCTGAATTAAAAAAAGAATTTCCAGATATTGATGATGAAGAACTAAAAAGACTTGCTAAATACCCTGGAAGACAAGGTTATTTAAGAGGTCCTAATGCAGACAATGACATGGTTCAAGTATTATATTTTGAATATAAAACTTATATTGACCAAGTATTTAAAATAAAAAACACTGAACAAGGATTAGAAAAAACTTTAGAAAAGCCTGATTTCTTTAATCCACCTCCTAGTGATAACTTTGATAGAGTTTCAAGAAGTATAGAGGTATTATTTAGTGGAGCTAAAGTGATGGGTGTTAATCAAATGCTTAGATGGGAAATGTGTGAAAACATGACAAGACCTAAGAGCGATTTAACTAAAGTTAATTTAAACTACTGTATTACAGCACCACATATATACCAAGGACGTATTAATTCTTTAGTAGGTCGTATAACTGGTTTTGCTGATATGATTCAATTAACATCGTTAAAATTACAGCAAGTAATTGCAAGGATGGTTCCTGATGGTGTGTTTGTAGATGTTGACGGTTTAGCTGAGGTTGATTTAGGTAATGGAACTAATTACAACCCGCAAGAAGCTTTAAACATGTATTTCCAAACTGGTAGTATAGTTGGTAGAAGCTTAACACAAGATGGTGATCCTAATAGAGGTAAAGTACCTATACAAGAATTACAAACATCAAGTGCTAATGGTAAAATACAATCACTAGTAAGTACATATCAGTATTATCTACAAATGATAAGAGATGTAACCGGTCTTAATGAAGCTAGAGATGGTAGTATGCCTGAAAAAGATTCTTTAGTTGGTTTACAAAAGCTAGCAGCAAACGCTTCTAATACAGCAACTAAACATATATTAAACGCTAGTTTATATTTAACATTAAGAACTTGTGAGAATGTTGCTTTAAGAGTTGGAGATATGTTACAGTTTGAATTAACTAATGAAGCTTTGATAGATAGTATAGGAGGCTTTAATGTTTCAACACTTAGAGAAATAGAAAATTTACATCTATATGACTTTGGCGTATTCTTAGAATTAGAACCTGAAGAAGAAGAAAAAGCTATGTTAGAGCAAAACATTCAAATGGCTTTGCAACAACAACAAATATATTTAGAAGATGCAATTGATATTAGGCAAATTAATAATATCAAATTAGCTAATCAAGTATTAAAATACAGAAGAACTAAAAAACAAGAAGCTGATCAAGCATCTCAACAACAGCAAATACAATCTCAGTCTCAAGCTAATCAACAAGCTACTGAAGCTGCTGCAATGCAAGAAGTTGAAAAGCAACAAGCTTTAAGTCAAACAGCAATACAGATTGAACAAGCTAAATCTCAGTTTGAAATACAAAGAATGCAGAGCGATGCTAGCATTAAAAAACAACTTATGGCCCAAGAGTTTGAGTATGATATGAAACTCAAAAAAATGGACATACAAGTTAATCAACAGAAAGAACAGAACATAGAAGATCGTAAAGATCAAAGAACAAAAATACAAGCAACACAACAATCTCAAATGATAAACCAACGTCAAGGCGGTGGAGTACCAACTGATTTTGAAGCACCTAGTACAGAAGATCTTACTGGGTTTTCCATATAGTTATTAAACTATTTTATTAATTTTATATTATTTTATTATGTCAGAAGAAGTAAAACAAGAAGGAGAGTTTAAGATCACGAAAGCTAAAATTCTCAAACCAAAGAACTTAGGTGAAAACAAAGATCAAATCACTAAAGTTGATTTATCTAATCCACCAAAACAACAAACAGATGCCATTCAAGAGCCAAAAGCAACGAAGGTGGATGTGGGCAAACAAGCCAGAGATGGCGAAGCAGTGGGAAGCGGAGGGAACAACACCCCCATTGTCGATGTTAAAGTCGAATCAGAGCAGCCTGCAGACAAACCAATTATTGAAGAAATAATTGATGAACCTGTTAAAGAAGAAGAAGTAATAGAAATAGGAGAAAAAATGGGACCACCTATTAAAAAAGTGGATCCAAGTCCTATAGCTAAAAATACAGAACTACCTGAAAACATCGAAAAAGTCGTAGACTTCATGAAAGAAACAGGTGGTACATTAGAAGATTATGTTAGATTAAACGCTGACTATTCTAATGTTGATAATGATACTTTATTAAAAGAGTATTATAAACAAACAAAATCACATCTAGATTCAGAAGAAATAAGCTTCATGATTGAAGACAATTTTTCTTTTGATGAAGAAGTAGATGAAGAGCGAGACGTAAGAAAAGCGAAACTCGCCTACAAAGAAGAGGTTGCTAAAGCTAAACAGCATTTAGAAGGTTTAAAAAGTAAATACTATAAAGAGGTAAAATCTCGTCCTGGTACTACTAGAGAACAAAATGAAGCTGTGGAGTTTTTCAATCGCTACAATGAGGAGCAGGATACGGCTCAACAACAACACGATAATTTTAAGTCTGATACTAAAAGTTATTTTTCCGAGGAATTCAAAGGTTTTGATTTCAACGTAGGAGAAAAGAAATTTAGGTACGGAGTAAAAAATCCTAGTGAAGTTGCTGATAAACAATCTGATATTTCTAATATAGTTAAGAGGTTCTTAAACGAAGACGGGAATGTAAAGGATGTACAAGGTTATCATAAAGCTATGTATGCCGCTGAAAATGCTGATACTATTGCACAACATTTTTATGAGCAGGGTAAAACCGATGCTACTAGAAATATTGCTGCTAAATCCAATAACATATCTACTGAAGCTAGGGCAACATTGCCTCAGGATCAGAAGGTTACTATGGGAGGTTATACAGTTAAGTCAATTTCAGGGGGTGATTCTTCAAATTTAAAATTGAAAACAAGAAAATTTAACTAAAAAACACAAAAATTAATTATGGGACAATTAGCACCCGTGTATGGTAATATAGTACCATCACAACAAATGCAACCGCTTATTACTAACTATTTAGCTTTTAATGGTGGTGCAAATGATTTCGCTCAACAATTCTTACCAGAAGTATATGAGCAAGAAGTAGAAAGATATGGAAACAGAACTTTATCTGGTTTCTTACGTATGGTTGGCGCTGAAATGCCAATGACATCAGATCAAGTAATTTGGTCAGAGCAAAATAGATTACACATTGCATATGGAACTAACGCTGCTAACGGTAGTGTAGTAACAATGAATGCAGGTGGTACAACTCTAGGAATAACACAAAGAACTGTAGCTCAAGGGTTTGTTCAAAATGTTATCCAACAAAATTCAACAGTAGTTATAATGAACACTATAACAGGTGCTACATTAAAAGCTATTATTGGAATTGCTCCAACAACTGCTGGAGGTGTTACAACTTTAACTCCTCTTTCTTATACTACTGCAAACATGGTATCTCTTAGAGATAATCCTGCTGCTGCAGCTGCTACAACAAATATTAAACTATTTGTTTATGGTTCTGAATTTGCAAAAGGTACTGTTGGATCGCAAAACGGTATTACACCTTCTTTTACACAATTTGCTAACTCACCAATTATCATAAAAGACAGATACCAAATTTCTGGTTCTGACACTGCACAAATTGGATGGGTTGAAGTTGCTACAGAAGATGGTACATCAGGATACTTATGGTATCTAAAAGGTGAATCTGAAACTAGATTACGTTTTGAAGATTACTTAGAGATGTCTATGGTTGAAGGTGAACTAGCCGCTGCTGGTTCTGCTTTTACTGCTGGTCAAGCGACTGTACCTGGATTTGGTGCTTCTGCTGGATTAGCTGGATCAAATGGTGTAGCAATTAATGCAAAAGGTACACAAGGTCTTTTTGCTGCTATTACTGCAAGAGGTAATATTATGTCTGGCTTTAACGCTGGAACAGGTATTTCTGATTTTGATCAAATTCTAAGAAACTTAGATACTCAGGGAGCTATTGAAGAAAACATGCTTTTCTTAAACAGAGCTACTGATTTAGGTTTTGATGACATGCTTGGTGCTATCTCTCAAGGGGGATTAGGTGGTACTGCTTTTGGTTTATTTGAAAACTCTGAGCAAATGGCACTTAACTTAGGTTTTTCTGGTTTCAGAAGAGGTTCTTATGACTTCTACAAAACTAGCTGGAAATACTTAAATGACGCTTCTACAAGAGGTGGAATGTCAGTTAATAGTATCAATGGTGTATTAATACCTGCTGGAACTTCAACTGTTTATGACCAATCACTTGGTACAAACATTAGAAGACCATTCTTGCATGTTAGATACAGAGCTTCACAAGCTGATGACAGAAGATTTAAAAACTGGATCACTGGATCTGTAGGCGGAGCTTATACTTCTTCTCTAGATGCAATGCAAGTCCACTTTTTATCTGAAAGATGTTTAGTGACTCAAGCTGCGAATAACTTCGTGTTATTTACACAATAAGATTGCTTTAAAGTTTATCCCTGTCTTATTGGCAGGGATACTCTTTATTTTTATTAATTATATTATATTATATCATGTCAAAAACAAAAGAAATACAAGCCCCAAAATGGGAGATAAAAGATAGAACATATTTTTTAACAAATGGTCTAGAACCATTAACATTTACACTACAGTCTAAACATCACGTAAACTCTTCATTACTTTGGTTTGATGAGACGCTTGGATCACAAAAGGAACTAAGATACGCAACTAACCAAAATTCTCCATTTGTTGAAGAACAAAAAGGTGAAGCAACATTAGGTCATATAGTTTTTTCCAATGGAACACTAAGTGTTTCAAAGAAACTACAAAATTTACAAAAATTATTATCCCTTTATCATCCTAAAAAAGGTATTTTATATAGTGAATTTCAACCTATACTAGATGCAGAAGAAGATTTAGATATAATCGGTTATGAAATTGATGCATTAAATGCTGCACAAAATATTGAAATCGATCATGCTGAAGCAATATTAAGAGTAGAAAAAGGAAGTGCCGTATCATCTATGAGCTCTAAAGAAGTAAAAAGAGATTTATTGATTATGGCTAAAAGAAATCCTCAAGCATTCTTAGCTATTGCAAATGATGAAAACGTTGGTTTAAGGAATGTAGCCATTAAAGCTGTAGAAGAAAATATCCTTAAAATGTCTGACGATCAAAGAACAGTACATTGGTCTTCTAATGATAGAAAACTAATGAACGTGCCTTTTGACGAAAACCCTTATTCAGCTATAGCTGCTTGGTTTAAAACAGATGAAGGAGTAGAAGTATTCAAACAAATAGAGAAAAAGTTACAATAACATGTGACTATAATATAGTGAAGGGTCGTTTTAAAACGGCGGCCCATCATTATTAATATAAAAAATTAAAATGGCAATAAACGTAAACACTGTATATCAAACCGTTTTATTAATAATCAATAAAGAATCAAGAGGCTACATGACGCCTTTAGAGTTTAATAAAATAGGTACTCAAGTTCAATTAGAAATATTTGAATCATATTTCGAGAGCTTGAATCAACAATTACGTATTACCCAAGCAGATACAGATTACGCCGATAGAGTCGTAAATCTTGATGAAAAAATGAATGTCTTCAAAGAGTATGCTTCAGCAAGTTACAATGCTGCACAAAGTATTTTTACTCTTCCCACCCAATCAGGCGCCGCTTCAGTAAATCAAAATTTTGCTGGAAATGCAGCAGGCGATCAAACTGATTTCACATTAACAACTATAAACGCCTCACAGGTAGCTAGCGGAACTGCTAAAGTATTTATTACTGGAGTGGAACAAGCAACAAACACCTGGACTCTTACTGGATTAGAGCTAGTATTTGCTGTAGCTCCAGCGGCTAACGTAGTTATATTATTACAAGTTACACCTAATGATTTTTATAGATTAGGTGAAGTATTTTATACAGCTGGTGCAAAACCTACTGAACAGATGCAAAGAGTGACTAGATCTGAGCTATTTCACTTAACCTCATCTAATTTAACTAAACCTTCAACTACTTATCCTATATATTTATACGAAAAAAATCAATTAGAAGTTTATCCAAAGAGTATTATTGCTGATGTAACTGTTTCTTGGTTAAGAAAACCTATAGATGTTATATGGAATTTTACATCGTCAGGAGGTCAATACACTTACAATGCTGCTACTTCAACTGATTTTGAACTAATAACTCCTGAGCAAACAGAAGTTATAACAAAGATACTTTTATATGCTGGAATTGTTATACAAAACCCAGAGATAATACAAGTTGCTGCATCTCAAATTGCTCAACAAGAAAATAATTCAAAAAGTTAATATATGGCTATACCAGATGGTGGCTTAATCACCGAAACTAACAGACAATATTACGCTGGAGCTCAGCAGTTTTTGGTAGCTAACACTGCTGCTGATCAAACTTTTACAAGTACTTTTAATGTTGATCTTACATTTGGTTCTTCTGATTCTGCTAATAATAGTTATTTATTAAATAACTTTAAACTTTTTTTTAGTGCAGATGCTCTTACTTGGACTGAATTTTCAACTTCTTTTCCAGCATTAACTGCTGTTGTAGAAAACGCTACAGGTGCACCTAGTACTACTGTTGATTTAACAACATTTAATAACAGTATACAAGTAGGTGATCTTGTTTCAGGAACAGGTGTAACTACTGGAACAAAAGTTGCAACATTAAGTGCTTCTACAGTTGTTTCTGGAACAATTGAAGTTCCTGTTATATCAGTAGCGGTAAATCTTCCAACTCAAACAGGAATTGTATTTAATTACACTACGTTTAATGCAGCTATTACAGTTAATAACTTTATATTAAAAGGTGGTAATATTCCAGTTTTTACAAATGATACAACTATTAGATGGTTAGTAGGAGCTAATGTAGTCAATGGTGCACTTGGAACACTAACTAGATCAGGGACTGGAAATACTCCAACTCAACCTGGCATTGAATTTTCAGCTGGACAAGCTTTAATAGCTAATCCAGTTCCTACCGCAACTCAATCTATAACCTTAACTCTTAACGCTAATATTTTAGCTGGTATGGGGGTTTCTGGAAGCATAACTAATGCTTTTGGAACAGGTATAATTACTTTAGCTTCAGGAATTACAGTAAGATCTAATACTACTGTAGCAGGAAAAAGTGTTTTAGTTCTTGAAACTGGTGCTGGTGCGCCTGGTACTGGAACTATATACACTTGGGCATCATCACCTTGGAATGGTGATACATTATCATTTAGTTCTCAAGAATTAACTTTAGACAGAAATGCTACAGTTGTTAACGGTACAACTTTATCATTTTCAAATCCAAACCCGTTCACAATGGTGAACAATGTTGTTACTGTTAACACAGTATTAAGTGCTTCTAGTTACGTCAAGATTCAAATGAATGAAGACGCAATGGAAGAAAACAACGGGGCTTATTCTTATACTAGATTAACAGATGTTATTGATAATTTCTTAGTGGCGTATGTTGGAGCTGGAAAACTTATACCAAGTGTAAAAAGATCAGATGTTATATTCCACGCAAGAAGAGGATTACAAGAGTTTAGCTATGATACTTTAAAAAGTGTAAGATCTCAAGAGCTTACGGTACCAACTAGTTTAAGCTTAATTATACCACAAGATTATGTCAACTATGTTAGATTATCTTACGTTGATCAAGGAGGTATTTTACATACAATATATCCAGCTAACACTTTAAGCACAAACCCTTATGAAAATCCTGCTCAAGACGATCTAGGTATACCAACTCAAGATAGTCAAGACTCTAATATAACGACAGAATCTTTAACAGAACAAAGATTTGATGCTCTTAATCCTAGAAATATAAGTGGTGCGGTTTACGGAGAGTTTTCTGACGCGGCTAACATTAATAATGCAGACTGGTTTAGTCCAGCTTTAGGTCAAAGATATGGTATGACCCCTGAAACAAGTCAACAAAACGGATGGTTTTTAATAAACGATAGAGAAGGTAAATTTCAGTTTACAAGTAACTTAAGTGGAAGATTAATAGTTCTTGAGTATATATCAGATGGTAACGCATATGATTTAGATTCTAGAATACCTAAGCTAGCTGAAGATGCTTTATATGCACACATTACACATGCTATACTTTCTGCAAGTAGTGGAATTCAAGAATATATAGTAAGAAGATTTAAACAAGAAAGAAGTGCTAAATTAAGAAATGCTAAAATAAGATTATCTAATATAAAACTTGATGAAATAGTTCAAGTTATGAGAGGAAAATCTAAATGGATTAAATACTAAACATGGCAGAAATTAAGAATAGTTTTCTAGCGTCCAAGATGAACAAAGATCTTGATGATAGATTAATACCTAATGGTGAGTATAGAGACGCTACAAATGTATCTGTAGGTAAATCTGAAGATGATGACATTGGCTCATTAGAATCCATCTTAGGTAATGCCTGTATGACTGATTTCATTGATAGTTATAGAGTTGGTTTTGTTACTGCAGATGAAAATTTAGTTCCAGAAAAAGGTGATTATAAAATAATATTAAACAATGCTGTTTCACTAATAAATGTTGGAGATGATGTTTATAAATGGTCAAACTCTGGAGAAAAACTAACAACATACATAAGTAAAGTATCTTGGTTTGAAACAACAGCTGGTATTACAACAGTATATTTATCAGAACCTTTACCAGCAGGCTTAGTAGAAAATCAACAAATAATTTTTGCTAAACCAATAAGAGTTTGTGGGTACTATTCTGATGAGGCAAGAAGTAGGATGTATTTATTTTTAACTGATTACACAGGGACAGAACCTCTTCAGCCTGAAGGTCATGTTAATTTTATTAAAGTTTACACACCTAGTGATAATACTTTTACTACTTTAGTCAAGGACAATGGAGATAATCTTTTTTTAAACTTTTCTACAGCTAACCCTATAATCGGGATTAGTCTAATAGAAGATTTATTATTTTTTACAGACAATAGAAATCAACCTAGAAAAATAAATATAACAAGACCTGTTGATTACTATACTAGTGAAGCTAGTATTTCTGTAGCTAAATATAATCCATACGAGCCAATTGAAATGGTTAGAACTGCTGCTGGTAGTATAACTTCAGCACCTTCTACAACTGTTCTTGCTCTTGGTGCTATAACATCTGGAACTGCAGCTAGTAGCTCTGGCCCAACACTTACAATAACTGGTCTAAAATATGATATAAAACCTGGTCAAGTTATAGGTAGTGCAAGTGTAATAACAACATACATAAGCGTATTAGCAATTGAATTTTCTGGAGGCAATACTATTGTTACTTTAAGTTCAACCGCTGGAGCTGTTACGGGTAATACTATAAACTTTTACCCTGGTTTCGAAATCTTATCTAGTGTTGTTTCCACAACTATTGGGTATGCACAATTTATTTATGTTTCTAGTTGGAGTCCAAGCAACGGACAAATCACTTTAAGTGGTGCATATACTGGAACAATGTCGTTTCCGCAACCAATTAATTTTTTAATCTCAACGATGACCAATAAGAGCGCTGTTAGCGATTGGCCTGGTGATCCTGATTTTTTAGAAACATTGTTTGTAAGGTTTAGTTATAGATTTCAATATGATGATGGTGAGTATTCTATAATGGCGCCATTTACTCAAATAGCTTATATACCTAAACAACAAGGTTATTTTGTAGGAAGTGGAGGAGCTAATGCATCTCTTGTAAAACCTAAAGATGAAGAGGCGGCATACAGAAGTACTATATTAGAGTGGATGGAAAACAATGTTCAAGATATTGAACTAATAATTCCTTTACCAGATTTAGGTAAAAACTTAGGTGAGAGCAATTCTTCAACATACAAAATATCATCAATAGATGTTTTATATAAAGAATCAGATTCATTAGCTGTAAAGGTTTTAGATAATATCGAGTCTTCTACTTTTAATTCTAGTGCTGAAACACAATATTTAGATTACTACAATTATAATTATCAATCAAGAAAACCTTATAAAACTCTTCCATCTGTACAAACTACAAGAGTTTATGACATGGTTCCAACTAGAGCTTTAGCTCAAGAAACCGCTGGAAATAGAGTGATCTATGGTAATTTTGTAAATCAACATACTCCACCTGGCACTTTAAATTATCAAGTAGGTATTGCTCAAAAACAAAGTGATGTAAATGAAGGCTATACCAATTGGGTAGAATATCCTAATCACTCATTAAAACAAAATAGAAATTACCAAGTTGGTTTTATATTAGCGGATAAATGGGGTAGGCAATCTTCAGTTATACTTTCATCTATAAACCCTACAGCAAAAACAAACGGATCTATAAGTTATGGTGGATCGACTGTTTACGCACCTTACAATGCAACACAAACCTCTAGAGGATCAATAGCTGCTTGGCCTGGTGATGCTTTACAATTAAACATATCTCAAATAATTTCATCAGGAACTTCTTCAACACAAGTAACAGTTACTGCAGACGGAACCATATCAACGGGTGCTACTCAAATTAAAGTTAACCATATTGGTGATTTTGATTTATCTAAAGGTATAGTAACTTATCCTAGCTTTGAAGTTGGAATGCTTGTTACCTCTAGTTCAATAGCTATTGGCACAAGAATAAAAAGCATTATTTCTCCAAGCGTTTTTGAGTTAACTAAAGCTACAATAAATTTAATACCTGCTGATAGTTCTATGATTTTAGGAGGTACTACTAATAGTCAAAACGTTTCTACAGGTGAACCAGGTTTATATGCTATACCTTCAGGAATAGGAACTGGCTTTAATATAGTTGGAGTTACTGCTACTATTCAAGGTAATACATATGTATTTACACTTAATGCTGCATCTGGACAGAACGTTCCTTTGAGAAATGATATAATGAGAGGAGAAAACGAAGACTATGTAAAAGTTAGTAATGTAGCTATTGCTGGTGCAGTTTATACAATAACAACCACAGGTCCAGTTAATTCAGAATATTACTTAAATAGAACTGGCGTTACTGCTGATAATAAATATTCTTACATTTTAAACCCTACGGGTTGGTATTCATATAAAGTTGTTGTAAGACAACAAGAGCAAGAATACTATAACGTATACTTACCAGGAATAATTAATGGTTACCCCGACCAATTGACAGCCACTAATGTTATTGATTTCCCTGATGATCCAGTCAATGCTACGGCAAATATTGTATTATTTAACGATAACATAAATAAAATACCTAGAGATTTATCAGAAGTTGGTCCACAGCAAAAAACTTTTAGAAGTTCAGTCCAATTATCTGGAAGAGTACAAAATACCGTTGTAGGCACCGCTGCAAATGCAGCTTTAAATAATAAACAATATTTTCCAGGAATAGTAACAAATACAGCTATTAGTATTTCTACAGCAACAGACGCTAATATGGCTTTTGAAGTTTTTGGTAAAGCTGATGGAACCGATCCTATACTGTATTCTACTTTAAGTACATTTGGCCAAGACGCATTGTATCAACTAGATAGTAATCCATTAATAGCTAGACTGTCTACAGACGCTAGTAATCCAATTGGAGTTGAATCTACAAGTGTAGTCAATACAACCATGAAACCTTATTTAGCTATTTATGAAACAGAACCAGTTGAATCTTTATTAGATATATATTGGGAATCAACAACTGTCGGTATGATTTCAGATCTTAATGCAGACATATTAAACACATTTGATGGAGCTACAGGTTTTAGTGCAATTGGATGGGTATTAGATGAAAGCAAAGATAATGATGATGTTGTAACAGGAGGATTTTTCCCAGTTAATGTAGGAGGTATTAAATTTATTCCACCTGGGGTAGCGGGCAGTACTCGTGGTACCACTATGTCAATGGCTGTAACGGATGGTAATGGAAATACGTTTGGTGGTTTTACTTTAACTAATGGAGGAACAACTGGTTATACAATAAAAACAAATCAATTTTTTACTTTTCTTCATAATTCTTCTTCTTTAGATGTATATGACTTTACATTTACAGGATCAGTAAACGCAAACGAGCCCACTGGTTCAGGCGCTGGAGCTGGAGAACCTTTTGAATTAACTTTTAGTCAATCATTAGGTAATGTTGCACCTAGTTTTGATGCAACTTTAGTTGGTGGTAATTTACCAAATATACAAGCTTTACCAAGCTCTACTGCTTTAGGAACTTTATCTGCTAAAAATGGAGCTAATATAGGTGCTTCACCAACAGACCAATTAAGATGGAGAATAACATCTGCAGCACAAAGTATTTTTTCTATTGGAGAGCAAACAGGAGTTTTAACTAAAACAAGTGGTACACCTAGTGGAAGCTACGTCTTGCAAATAACACTTGAAGATTGTTGGGATGGTTCAACTTTAGGTACTGGTTTTAAAAGCTTAGTATTAAATCAAACGGTTGTTGTTTCTTCAAACTTTCAAATATTTAATTCATCAAATGGATCTAATTTTGGAACTGGACCATGTAATTTAGTTATAAATCAGCAGTTTTATCACAATGGTGTAGATCTTGATCCTAAAGTTGGAGACACTGTTTATAGCAATGCAGCTGGAACAATAACTGTACCTGCTTTTTATTATCATTTCAGTAAAGCTGGTGGCGGAACAGCACGTTTTTTCATTAATAATAGTAATGGTATAATTGGAGGAGCAGGCGGTGTTATAAATTGCCCTTAATGTAATAAATGTATAAAATGAGTGATAATTAATTATGGCAGCAACTATAGAAATTAAATACTTTAACACTTTTTGGTTAAAAAAAGTAGAAGATCTTACAAGTGCTTTGGTTGCTCCTGTGTTTAATCCATTAGCTTCGTCTACTACAACTAGTGATCAATATGCTACCGTAGCTTCAACAACACTAGAACTAGGAACTGCCAATGCTAGCGTAATTGCTGGTATGAAGATAACAGGAAGTGGTGTTGCAGCTGATACATACATAATAGCTGTTGTAGATGCTGGTGAATTGTTTACACTAAATCAAGTTGCTACACTTGGAGCCTCTGACACTTACACTTATACAAATGTTTTTCCTGATTTAAAAACTACAAACTTACCTAAAGAATATACTGTTAATGGAGTTTTAAAACCTGTAACCTATACTAA